GTAAATTAACAATGGTTTCTTATATTATACATCTAGTGTTGTATTAGATGAATTTGGTAATTTACCAACATTAGGTTATGTTTATCGTGCAAACATTAATGATAATTCAGTATGTGTTGTTTATGATGGTTTAGTTGAGAATATTAGTGGTGTTGATAATGTTACGATATTGCAAAACATTGGTTTTGAAAGTGCAGGGTCTTGTTTAACCTGTGTTCCAATCCCAAGTCAAACACCAACACCAACACCTAGTGTTACACCAACAATGACGCCAACACCTAGTTTATTACCGTGTTATGATTTTTTAATTGTGAACTCAGATCCTTTTAGTGTTTATGTTTATGATTATAAAGACTGTTACGGTCAGACACAAAGTGTTTTGGTTAGTCCTGGTAAAAGTGTTAAGATTTGTACATCAGAAATACAAACGTCAACATCAGTATTCATTGCAACACAAATTGGTAATTGCATAATATAAAAAAATATCGTCTAAAAAGACGATATTTCAAATTATCGGTAATTTAAACGATATTATTTCCAGATTTCTTTTAATCGCATATAACCTAAAACACAAGTGTAAGCATCAGTTTGGTCAAAATTCTCTTTTTTCAATGTGTTATTTTTAGTATAACCCCAGACTATTTGTGGTTCACGTTTAGCGACCTTTTCCCAAATTAACATTTTCTTATCAACGTCTTTTGGTAATCCACCGAATAAAACGTGTTTACCTTTGTCGTTTTCTTTAACAAAATCAGGCCAAGCAAATTTTCTAGAATTATATGTTGATATAAATTCTGGTACAATCCCTAAAATATTATATATTTCTTTAAAAACAAAACTATTGAACCTTAATAATGTTTGAATTGTATATACATTGTTTGAATTCATTAATGGTTCTTCAATAATAACTCTAACGATACCTAATCCAACATATTGTTGTAGTTTTTCAGCAAAAATTTCAGATTTAATCAATAATTCCAATATTTTATCATCATTGTCTTTTAATTTTGGTCTAGGTGATATGTGTGACAATTCCAATAATTCTTGTGACTGAACATCAAATAGAGCCCAACCGATTGTACGGGTTGATACGTCTAACCCTAAAACTTTTGGTGAATTTTTAATATTTTTTGACATATTAATTTTTTTTTATTAATATAATAAGTTAGTTTTAAATAAATTAAACATTAGAAGTCTAATTTAATAACAAACTGTTGAATTCCTTGTCTTAATACAGGTGATTGTAATTTAGACATAACCATAATATCTTTATTTTCATCTAATAGTGCGATTTCTGTGATATACGATTTAGTACCTTTTGTCCAAGTTGGATTTGAGGTATTCTGGAACTCAGTAAAATTTAAATTAATTTTATAGTTCATTTCGTATATTGTTGCTTGAATATCCGTTTCAACACCACCATAAAAATAATACTCATCACCAAAATTTAGTTTTGGACTTGTGTTACCTAATGGTGTTAATTCAATATAATCATTCAGATTGTAATATGATGCCGAATCATATAATTCTTTTGTTATAACGAATGTTGTCCCTGTTAACGCGTCTTGTGTTAAATACCCATTGATTGTTTGACCACTAATATTGTTTGTGAAATCAATTATTTTCCAATCACTAGGATTTGGTCGTTGACCTGCTGTTACTTTTTGTACTAATATTTCTAATTTAGTCGCATAAAAACCAGTTGGGACATCACAAATTGTTGGACATTGTGTTGTTGTTGTCGTTAAATAACCAATAGGATAATAAATACTATCTTGTAATACCTCAACGTCATTTATTGTGTTACACCAAAGTAGTCCTTCACCAGATTCTGTTGTAATGATGTTTAAATCTTCAGTTAAAATATAACAATTTTCAATAGGTATTATTGTTGTTGTTGTGGTTGTTGGGTTAAAAGTTGTTGTCGTTGTTGTTGGTGTGTATGGTTGTGTGAGACAATTGAACTCAGAACCAAATCTTATTGCAACATTTTTTGGTGTATCAGGATTACAAATATTATTATTCCCAGTTATTTTTGGGTAATAGTTTGAATGTAGTGAATTTGTAAAATCACCATCATTTGATAATCTATACGTAACATACATCGTTTCATTACTGCCCGTTAAAACACCTTCAGTCGTTGTTGATTCAATACCACATGTATTTGGTGTTATTAACGAAACTTGTGGTGCTGGTAATGTCCAGTTTCTATTTGATTTATATGACATTGTAGCAATTATTTCTTCGTCGTCAATAATAATCATTTTACTGTCTGGAAAAACTTTACCAATACGACTTGGTATACCATTTGAATTTCTGTGTGTATCCCATAAGTGGTAGTATCTAATACCTGGTTGGTTCATACCATCATTTTTGGTTGATTTAATATATTGTACTTGGAATAAATCTAAATCATCAAAATTTGGTGGATCAACCCAAAATGTCTCACCATAACAACATTCTGAATTTTTATGCCACATCAACCAAGGAATATGTATTTTAAAGTTTCTTGCTTGACCTGTTGTGTCATCAATATTTGTTGGGTTATATGGTTCTAACGCAAATTTTTCACCATAGAAAAAGTCAATCGTTTGGTTAGTATAATGAATAATTGCTATTGCTTTTTGTTCTTCTGGTTTTACCTCAACGATTTCATCAAATGAATTATAATAATATACATAATCTGTATCTGTTTGACCCACACTTGAGTTGTATCCAAAATATTCTTTTGTACCAATATAATCAATTGAACCGAATTTATCGTAACCTTCATATGTGTTTGTTTTTAATCCCGCTGGGTTTTCTGTCCAAGGAATATTCATATTCCAAACCTTAACATCAAATTGATCGGTATCACATATTGATTCAAAATTAATAACATCATCTGACCAGTGTGGTCGTGGTGTTATACTATCATATATTGATGTCATATTTGGTGGGTAAATAACCACTCTACCAAAACATTCACCTAAAATATTACCAAAATATGGTAACTTTCTATCTAAGGTTATTTCGTTTTCACAAACACCAACAATCTTATATGTTAAAATTGGATAACAAGATGTTATGTTCATCTCACAATTAGGATCCGATGGTAATGGACATTGTGAACTAGGTGTTGGGGTTAAACAAGGTGTCGCACTAGGTGTTGGAGTTGGGGTTGGTGATACACATGGGTTTGTTGCGGATAAACTAGGTGTTGGACTTACAACAATCGTTGAACTAGGTGATGGTGTTGGTAATGGGGGGTAATTAGCACAACCACAATTGTTACCACCTTTACCATCGTAATATATTGTCACAATATCACCAACAGATGGTTCTTTATAATTTTGTGTATTACAAGGATCGTAAATTAAATTAATCTTATTTGTTCCGTTTAACATTGATAAATTAACGACAAAATTCGCGGAAATCACATATTTGTTATTTGTTAAAACCTTCCAATCTATTGTTGATGCTGATGTATTACCACTAAAAAAACCTCGTAATGGTGCTCTATTATAAACAGGATCAACAACAGAATCCATATAAGGTATTCCATATGTGTTTCCTTCGTTACCATCAACATAATAAGGGTATTTAATACTTTGTTTGTTTGATTGTGGAACACCACTTGTGTTTTGTGTATTAAATGGTGGTTCTAACACATAACTATTCGGTTGATTGTAATTTAACGGTGTTTTATCGTAAGACACTTCACTATCACCAATTTGGAAATATGTGATTTTAAAATTACCCTGTGATAACTTTTGTCTACCTGTATCGGTGACTCTTGTGTTTACAAGTCCTGAAGTATTTTTAAGTATGTATGCCATTTAATATATAAATATATAATTTATTGATTTTATAACTTAATTAAACCCTCGTGCTATTGCTTCTGCTGATTGTGTGATCACAACCGAACAGCACTGACAACCACTTATTGCCACATTGTTTAGTGTTACGGAATCATTTTTGTTTGCGGAATAACAAGATGGTAAAGGTGTATTTGGTGTTATTTGACCAGTTAAAGAACCTGTTAGTGTTGTTGTGTTTATCATTACAACATTTGTCCAAATTAGTTTATTGTTAGTTGTGTAAAGACTACCATTATTACACGGATTAAATGTTGTTGTATTCGTTATTATTGGTGAATTTGATATAATTGGACTACCATTTAATAATAGATTTAAATTTCCATTAAAACTAGCCGAAGTTGGTGATGGTGCCACAGTAAACACACTTTCATATACAACGTCAAATGATATTGATGTTCCAATAGGTAATGTTGGTGATACCACAATGGTAATATTGTTTCCAACTTTATTTAATGTTAATGTATACACAGTATTTGTCACATTTTGTGATATTAATACGTTTTGTGTTGTTGAAACATTATTTAATGAATCTCTAACTAACACAACATATGACCCTGATGATAAGTTATTAATTATTGGTGTTGTTACGAAATTAGTTCCCCCATTTACTGAGTATTCATATGGCGGAATACCACCACTCGCATTAATAATAATGGATCCGTCATTAACGCATGTTGCGTTATTTTTTCCAATCTGAAATGTTATTGGGTCAATAACAGAACAATTACCTTCGTAAACATTAATTTCCAAGTTTTGTTTACCAAAATGTTGCCACCCAGTAATTGGTGGTGTATTTGGATTTTGATTAAATATTGCTCCGTTTGTATAACCAGAAACGGTCCATTGTGATGTTGAACCAGTATTCCAGTATAAGAAATATTCACCATCGTCAGATAACCAACTAGGGTTGTCGTTAATATAACCATCAAAATCAAAACTAATGTATTGGGTTTGATATAGTTTACCAAAATATCCAGAAACAATAAAACAAAGATTACCAAACTGAGGTAATGTAGTTGTTGATGTTGTAGTTGTTGTCGCAGGTGTTTGTGCTGTTAAAACACAAGTACTTGTAATTATAAAATCATTATAATAATCACTAATCGTTGCAACGTATTCACCAACACCTAAATTTGTAACAAAAGGACCAACACCACCATTATCCCATAAAATCTCATAAGGTGGTGTCCCACCAGTAATTAAGATTGTCGCAATACCGTCAAACGTGTTTGTAAATGTTGGGTTTGTTGATTCACAAATAACATTCATTGGGAATATCGTGATAACGTCACATTCATTTGTTGGTTGGATTGGTGTTGGTTGTAGTGTTGTTGTGGTGGTTGTAAACGGATAAAATGTGGTTGTTGTAGTTTGTGTACACGAAACCACTGTAAGGTCATTAATTGTTACATCTAAATTAGGATTTGTGACCCAATTACAATTGTATGGACAATCACAAGTAGAACCAGTTGCTAAAATAACAAGTTCATCTTCAATAATCCAAACACCATTGTCGTTATAAATAGTATATATATCACCAAGTGTTTCACCACTATAGAAACCATTAATCCCATCGTAAGACATCTGTAAATCAACAGGTTTTACAAAATCAATGGCGGTAATTATAAAAGATACGTTAAGACATTGATCACAACTAAATATTTCTTCGGCCATTATTCTATTTTATTATAAATAATCAATTATTCGTTTTTTGGGTGTATGATTTCATAACATCAATATATTTTATTGTTGCATTATTTTTATCTACATAATCAAAATGGTTTGGGTTTTCTTTTAGTTTTTGTATTGGGTTAACATTAATATATTCACCTTTATAGAATTTTGTCAATTTTAGATTATCAGTAATACCAGCCATATGTAAAATTGGTTTTTTATTATACACTTCAATACTATCTGTTGCCCAAGAAAAATCTAATTCTTTTGTAATTTTAGTTTCATACCCATATAACCATAAATTCCATAACACAGACCACATTTCTGCCGTCCAAAATTGTATTTGACCAGGATTTATTGGGTATCGTTTTTGGTAATCTAACATTTGTGAATATAATGGTGTTGAATCATTGTAGATCTTTTCCCATAATTTGTGATCGGTATTCTTTATAATGTATTGTCCACCACCAGAATTTAATTGATTATCCTTAACTATGTTAACATCAATACCAATAACATCACACATTTCTTGTAGTAACTGTCCTTCGTTGGTTGTTGGGTGTTGTTTCTCATATCTTCTACAACAATCCATAATATATTCATATCCGATATAACCAATAGTATCTGATAAATAAGAAATATTATCGTTTAATAGTTCATCAAAATTTGGTAATTCTCTAAAGATAATATCGGCGTCGTGTAAGAAAAAACAATTACCAAACTGTGGATATTGTTCTAACCATTTTGAAATTAGATATGGTTTTATACTAGGTATATAAGTTTTATTTGTTCGTTCATCCTTATACGTGTGGATGTTTATCCCTAATTCTTTTAAAGAATTTGCACCATCAGATAATATGTTGTTTCCCAATGTTGAGAAAATAACGTGAATGTTCATTGGGTTTATACCTAAAGACATAAAATTATGTGTGTATAATTTAACTTGCCAATGAAAATATGGGACATCTGGTTGTGCGGTTACAAATACAATATCTTTCATAATGAAAATATATTGTTAAAATCTTTAAAGTGAATTAATTTACTTGGTTAATTGTAACAATAAGAGATGGGATTGCCGGTACATTTCCAGTCGCTGGTTGATGCTTTAATAACAATTGGTTATCTACATTACTATTTATTTCCCATTTTAATTCAACATATTCGTTTGGTGTTGTAGTACTAAAAAAGAAATTCCAAGCGGGAATAACATATATAGAATTTGCAGGAAATCCAATCTGACTAGCACTATTTGGTACATCAAGGCCATTTTGGTAAAGCCATATGTGTGCATGTGTCGCAGTATTACCACCAGTTTTAACCATTTGACCACTAAACGCTAAATTATAAACACCAGGATTTTGTATTACAAATCTTGTATTTGCACTTAAAGTAATTCCAGTATTCCAAGAATCTGATGTGTTTGCCGACATAGTTAATACTGTATTAGCAAGACCTGTTTGATCACCAGTATCATAAAAAGATGCGTAATTTTTATTTAAAGTACTTGTAATATCTCTTTGTTTAACAACACCGGTTGACACATCCCTCACTAAAACATTATTATTTGTAGGATCTGTTGTTGGTGTTGTGTTTATCACCAATGTTGAGGTGTTTGCCGTTGTTGCAGTAAGACTACCATCAATTAAAGTATTTCCACTTACGTGTAATCTTTCACTTGGTGTTGATGTGTTGATACCGACAAACCCTTGGGTTGCTCCTGTACCATTTATCATCAAGTTTGGTGTTAGTGTTGGGTTTGATCCAGCAAAGAAACGAATATAATCACTTGTTCCCGATCCTTGGGCTTTTATAAACGTCAATCCATTCACTTCAACCGAGGCTCGTATAAAACCATCACCATTATTACCATACGTATTATATGTTGAATCACCCCACCCTCTAACACCAAATGTCATTGATGCTGTTGGTTTTGTTAAATACGATGGTGTTGATACTCCGTACCTCACAATTGAGTTTGTTGGTGTTGTTGTGGTACCACTTAAAAAAGTAAGACCTCCAGCACTTGATGGTGTATAATAAAAACTACCAGAATTACCATTACCTAAAATATCTAACGGATATGTTGGTGTTGGGTTATTAATACCAAGTCTATTATTTGTAACATCAATTGTAATACCACTTGTTTGTCCGAAATAAACATTACCTTCATTCAATGGGTTTATATTTAATGGTGAACAGGAATGTATATTATATACGTAGATATCATCAACACAGTTACCACTAGTACCAATGGTTGTTGTGGATATTGTATTTGCTGTTATACCACTTGTAAATATGGTCTCACCACTTACAGTACCACCACTTAGTGGTAAATAATCACCACCTGTTGTTCCTGTAAAACTAATACCAAAATTTGGGTGTGATCCCGTAACTGATATGTCTGTACCCCCACTAATTGTTATTGTGTTTCCAGTACCAATTGCTAAACCTATTTGACCAATAGTCGCTTTATATGATGATCCTGATGGATTTCCTTGTGATGTATCACCAGTAATTACGATGTGTACGAGGTCGTTTGTCGTTACTGTTGGTGCTATTGTTCTACTAGTTAAAAATCCCATTTTTTATTTATAAATACTTTATGTTTGGAAAGTATATTCAGTACCATCCATAAAAAAGAATATTTCCCCTGTTTGAAAGTTTTTAGATTGTGGTACAAAACAACTTGCGGTTATAAACTCACTATAATCACAATTAATACAATTACCTAATTTAACTGTTAACGCTGGATACGTTATAAAAATTGGTGGTAATTCTATTGTTATCGGTGTTGTTGATGTTGTTATTGTTGCTAATAAGATACAGTTATTACCATAGTAATCACAACCATAAACATTATATGGTAGTGTCATCCCTGTGATATTTGATATAACTAATTGTGGCATATTATGGAATACAAGGACCAAGATTTGTTATCACCCCAGTTGAACACAAACCTATTGGTGTTGGTTGGATAGTTGAACACAAATTATATAATATTGGTAGCCCGTCAACACCACTACCACTCAATACCACGGTATCATAAACATCTAAGTTACAATCATATAATTCAAGAGTACACGAATAAACCAATGGAATTCTCCATAGTGAATATTGACAAGTTGTGGTAGTTGTGGTTGTTGGTCCATCACACGACACACAAGAAATGTCATAATCAATCAATAAATGGATAATTACTTTTACATCGGACAATGTGTTAATAATTTGTGGGTTACAAGTACTACCAATAGTATCACAAGAGTTGAAAATCTGTATTGTGTTTGTCGTATAATCTACAATAACGTCACCAATACCGTCAAAAGTTTTTAAGTTATCAACAATTGTTTCAACCCATAAAACATCACTTGGAAAATCTGTTAAACCGTTTGATGTGTAAAATTCAATGTTTTTTATAACATCGTTAACATTTAGGGTTGCTGTAAATTTTGCTGAATTTACAACACAATTAATATCACCTAATGTTAAATCGTAAAAACCTTCGTTGTACATTTGTTGGATACCTCGTTTACCAATAATATCAGTATTTTCAAATTGAGTATCACAAATAGTATATTTTTGGTACGTTGACACTCTATTAGTACCGTTTAATATGGTACTTTTAGTGTATGTACAGTCATTATTATCAATAACCTCTAGTGTATATGTTCCAGCAGTTAAACCAGTAATTAATAATCCTGTCTGTGACCCGACATTTGAACTCCAATTGTATGTAAATGGTGGTTCTCCGTTATATATTAAAACATCAATTTCACCATCATTACCCGTTATCGGTTGTGTTGTTGATAAATCAAAAAACACACCTGTTGATGCTGAAATACTAAAATTCTGTGTTTGTGAACAACCATTAAAATCAGTTACAGTTGCAATATAATTCCCAGATGTTAAATTATTAAATATTGTTTGTTGAGATGGTGTTAACCCATTTATTGAGTATGTATATGGTAATGTACCCCCAGTTGTTGCGGTAATTTGTACGGATCCGTTATTTAAACCACAAGTAGTTCCTGTTGTTGAAGTACTTATTCCGAATAATATTACGTTATTAACCGTTACGATTGTCGTATATGTACACGTACCGTCAGTTATTACTAATGTGTAAGTATCTGAACTTAGGTTTGTGAATGAATATGATGTTGATGTTGTTGTGTTAGATATCGTATTACCACTTGAGTTTGTTAACGAATATGTAAAACTACCTAAACCACCACCACTATTTATTATAACATCAACTTGTCCGTTATTACCACAGTTTGAGTTAGTTGTATTGACACTTGTTACCGAAAAACTATTAGGTGTTATTAGTGTTGTTGATTGTATGAAACTACATAGTCCAGCGTCTTGTACAAAGACAGTAAAATTACCCGAACTTAAACCAGTAAATGTGTAATTTTGTGAATACGTGATAACGGTTTCCCCGTTGCTACCACTATAATAATATGGTGCTGTACCATCAACTATAATCACGTCAACCTCACCGTCATTACTAAAACAAGTTGGTGGTGTTGTAATAAACGAACCGAATGTTACTGGGTTTACATTATTGACGATCGCCGTTTGTATTAATGAACAACCCAGACTATCAGTCACTGTTACAGAATATGATCCAGGTGTTAAATTTTCAATTTGATTTGTTAATTCACCATTAGACCATAGATATGTAAATGGTGCATTACCAGTTAGTCCTGTTATGAATATCTTACCACTCCCTGCGGTTGATACACAATTAGCATCGTTTACAACATATAGTCCGTATGTAATTGATGTTGAGGTGTATATTATACAAGATTCCGATCTACCCGTACAACCACCACCATCATTCGCAACAACATAATACGTGTCGGCCGATAAATTGGTGAATACGTAGTCGTTTGTTACACCACTCGCTAAATTAACTAAATTGTTATTAATATCAAATAAATAAAAATCAATTGGTCCATAAACATTAGCGGTTGTTGCTGTTATAGATCCGTTGGTAATACCACAATTTGTACCTTCCGTTTCTATTGAAATACAAGTTCCAGATGATATATAAACTGGTAATATGATGGTTTCTGGTGTTGGTATACCAGAATCAATGATTTCAACAAAGTAATTACCTGGTGGTAAATTATCCACATAATAATCTGTTGTTGATGCTGAGGTTGGTAATAAACCACTCGTCGTTATTTCGTTAACAGTCCAAGTTGGACTATCCCCTGTTATTGTAAAATAAACAGCGCCAAGGCCAAGATTAGAACAATCACCAGTTACTGAATAGTTATTTATTATTATTGACATTAATTATTACACGTTATATCAAAGTTTATACCCACATTAAATTCAAATTGGTTTTGAGTACTTAGTGGTATACAATTATTATTATATACCGTTATTGTTTCATCAACATCATTAATTATAACACTCAAACCAAAAATTTGTAGTTCTGAATTTATGTCGTTTACTGCGTTAAACCATTCAATTGTTGTTGGGTAACTAGTTCCACTTAATGTGTAACCAAAACCAGTAAAAAATTCTTGCGATACTAATGTGTCACCATTAATACTAACATCTAAATACCAAGTTGATTCAATTGAATTTAAAACACAATCATTTGTTGGGTCGTAACCATTATTTAATAAATAATTATTAACAACTGAACTTAAAACAACACCAAACGAATTAACCGTAGGATCTGAACCCCAAGGATATAATGAACATTTTACCGCTTGGATTGGACAGTCGTATGCAAATAGTTGACTTATTAGTGAACACGGTTTACACGGTACTGGAATAATTTGACAACCTGATTGTCTTCTCCAAACAAATTTTTGTCTGTGGAAAATAGAATTTTCGTACTTAACACCAGTGTTCCATATTGTTGTTGCCGGAACCATTTGTTCAATTAACCGAATCCAATAATCACCAAGTCCGTGAACATAATTAATCATTGTTTGGTATGTAAAATTATCGTTTGGTATATTGATTGTTTGTTCTGATTCTAAATATTTCCAATATATTGACTGTAAAGTTGGGTAACCCCCAGTTTTACCATCAGTAATGTATTGTCTATTTCTAACATTTATCATATTTCGCCAAAATGTTTGTGCGAACTCAAAAAATGTTTTTTGTTTTGGTTTAGGATTTATTTCCGTCCAATCAATACCACCTCTTTTTGGGTATTGTGTGTTTGGTGTTGGATTACAATGTGTTGGTTTGACATAATTTAACCCTTCGTTTGGTATTGGGTAATTGTATGTTCTAGACATTGTGTACACATCGTATACTAACCCTTGTGCTGGGTTCATATGTATGTCAACATTTTTAACATTAATTGTTAAATTTTCATCACCAACCTCATAATATGCGTTAAAGTTTCCATCAGAACTTCTTCTTAATGTATCTTCCTCATCTGTCCAACTTTTCTTATTATCAACAACCTTTCTTAACCTAAAACCTAAATCCATATAAGGGAATTGTCGGTATCTTTGTAAGTATTGTTCACCATAATTAAATGGTAATAGTGTTGTTTGAAATGTCGGATTTTCTCCAGTAAAAACACTATTTGTTACATCTACCTTCTCGGGCATTCTATGTTGAGGTGTTGATTCAAACCAACCACCACCAATCTGATAGTAAAATGAATCACTCTGTTGTGGCATTGACGGGTAACCAAGACTATCAACTGGGTAATCTTCTAACACAGTATCCACATTTTGTGATATAGTTTGTGTTGTAAAACCCGTGTATTGTGTTCCCATAATTGAGAAAATGTCCGTAGTATCTAATACTGGTAATTCTTGTGTATAAGTACCATTACTTATTAATTGAAATTGTTTTTCAAAATCATTTAAATTAATCTTTTGGTCTGCAATATAAATGTATTCATTAAATTCAACTAACATTTCTGGAGCACCAATTAATCGTAATAATATTTCAATAGATTTACGAGTCCCCTTTGATTTGAATAGGTAAGCAGAATTTAATATTAGATTTCTATAGTATTGGTAATTTAATTCTTCTGGGGTTTGACCAATACCAACACCAGAAAAGTTGTTAGAACCATTATTAAAAACTGAATCCAATAATTGTTCTTCGGTTATTGGTGAGATATTTGTTTTCCACCCCAATGTTTGTGCTAAGTTTTTTAATAATTGTGATGGTATATCATTCTTAACAATATAATGAACGTTATTCATATTTGGTAATGCCAATATAAATTTCATTGATTCATCAAAACTCCTACCGTAAATTTGTAAGATTTTTTCCATTTTTTGATCGTCAGTATCAAAATCTTTAAAAGCACCCGTTGTTAAAAATCTAGATACCAAATTTGTTCTGAAAGTATCTAAACTTGCTGCAAAAGTATTTAATTGTGTTAAATATTTGTCAAATGAAACTGAACTAATATCCAAATTCCAAAAACCATTTTTAGGGAATGTTATATTTTCAGTTGTTAAATAAAACGTACCATCATCATTTTCTTTTGTAACATTAAATGTTGCGGTATATTGTGGTACTGAACTTCTATTTAGTAAAAACTTTTCAACCTCATCAAACTCTTCGTTAAAAACTTTACTAACATAATAGTCTGTTGGTCGTATTAATATTGATGTGTACGTTATTGATTCACCAGAAAATGGATTTCCCTCAACATACATATTTAATGTTTGTGAGGTTGATGTTGTTGGTTCAAAAGTATTTATTATGTAATTATTACCATTAACAAAAACCGCATATTTATCATAATTTATTGTGAAATTTCTTAATTGTGAAACTCTTAATTCACTAACTTCTAAATTTCTTGTCGCATTTTGTGAGTAATCAACATCAAAAGGATTTCTAATCGCATTTAATGGTATTTCAAAATAAGTTTCATTCTCAATTGGATCATAAACAATGTTTTTCGCAGTCTCCGTTTTTGTGAAGTCAGGTTTTGTTGTAATAATTTCTAACCCACCTGGAAAATAATTTATAATGTTTGTAACAGACACTGAAATTCGTTTTACCAGTGATCCATATAATGTAAAATTTGTTACTTGTGATAAATCAAAATTTGGGAAAACTCTGAAGTTTTTTGCTTGTAATAATCTAGATTCGTCAACACTCGTTATTTTTAAACTATCCAAATTTATTGGGTCAGAAAAAGAACCAATATTAAATGTTCTATTTTGTTTTTCTGTTAAGTTTTCTGTAAATTCAAAATTTCCTTGTGTAAAACCTCCCCCATCAACTAATTGGAAACCAACTAAGTTGTCAGAAAACGTTCCACTTCCTGATGGTGTTTGTGGTGGGCATGTATATTTTTTTAATGCCATTATCCTGTTATATTGTTAAACGCTTTACTAAAATCAATGTTATTACCTCTATCTTGTCTAACTTCATATAATAAGTCATTAAATTGGTCTTTAATTTCGTATAAGTTGTATTGTTTGTAAATATTATTATTACTATCGTAAATCGTGTAGATACCATCATCCATTGATTTGGTCTGGTTTCCATATAATGCAATCGCTAATGTTGAAATATCCTGGTCTACAATTTCAATCTCAGTGGTTATTGGATTAAAGTATGTATTAGAAATTATTATATTTTGATTTGGTTGACCAATAAATGGTGTTGCATTTGGTTTATTAGTTGGTGATGATGATGGTGATAATGTGCAAAATAATAAATTTGACGCACCCTCAACATAGATATATCTAATAGACTTCTGTGATGTGTTGGTTAAATTCTGAACAACTGGTTCACAATAAAATGATGACGTTATTACTCTGAAAAAGTTTGGTATTTTTGTCCCATCTGAATTTAAATACTCAACTCTAAAACCAACAAGTCCTTGATTAACAAATTTATTTCTAAATTGTGATGGAACATTGTTTAAATCAATTACAATTCCTTTAACGTTCGGTAATGCTGATAAAACACCACAATCGGTTATTGTCGTTCTTATTTCTGCTGGTTTAATATATAATGTGTAGATACCCAACTTGTTAAACACATCAGCCGGTAGTTTTAAATTATATAGACCACCAAGAATTTCATTATTTGACCCACCAGTTTCTGAATTATGAAAATAAGGTTTTAATATTGATTTGGCGTCCAACCTTGTTAATACAAAATTATCTGTCACATCACGACTTGGTGTGTAATTTAATATAATCTCAACATCATCCGGACTAACATCCGCACTTCTTATTGTTCCGTAATTGCCAACTGACATCTTTTAATATTTAAAATTTTGTTTATCCTTCTTAGTAATAAATAGTTATGCTGTATCTTTTTTTACATTAAAAAACCCATAACCATATTTTTCCAAATCACCAACATTATCAATCTCACCAATCCTTTCTATATATTCCAAGACGGATTGTTTACCCCTTTCAATAAAAACATTTGTCTGAACTTCAGGTTGATCAATAACATTAATTAATCCCTCATTTTTAGTTATTGCCGACATAATAAGATCGTTTTGTGTTAAACCAGACGAATATGTAACATATAAGGTATAATCCTCAAAATCAAAATAGTCAATGTTATTTATCGTGTATGCGGTATATACGTTTGTTACATCTGGACCCCAAACAGTACCAACACATCCTGTTGTTCCCGTAACTTCAACACCAATTTTGAATTTACCCCCAAGTAGGTTATATTTTGGTCCATACTGTGATAAATCGTTGATTGATGATTCAGTGTACCCGCTAACTAAAAATGGTACTTGAGTGTAGTTGTTACTATAAAAATCTGCTAGATTTGTGTTAGAGTCTCCAGTGAATATGTATTCATAATTTATGGGTGTACCACTCCAGTTACCACCAGTTGGTGTAAATGTTGCAACACCATTTGGGTTTGGTATTGTTGTACCAGTAAACGGTACTGTTATTGTTTTTTGTACTAAAGAGATACCCCAGGGTGAGTTTGCTTTCATTGTTATAGTATACACACTATCTGATGATGGATATGTATGGTTTATTGGTCCGGGTGTCGTTAATGTAATTTCTGGTGATCCGTCACCCCAATTCAAAGTGTATGTGATTAAACCTAAAAATTTAACCATCTCAACATCTGATGTATTATAGAATATGTAAGTATAAGGATTTGATGTATTAGCGGTAAATACAAAATTATTTATAACGTCTTTTTGTAGTACAGCACCATCAAATACCGAATAATAACCAAAATCAATTGCCGTTTGGGTAAATAAAATTGGTATTGTTAATCCAGTTAAAATTGACGTTCCGTTTGTTCCACCAGATAAAATATCTTTCATATCCAAATATAAACCAGTAGTTCCTGTTATTGTGTTTTCTGTTGTTGCTGTAACTAAACAACAAAGATCAACATCATAATACACTTCAGTTCCAGCAGTATATGTTACTGTGGTTAAATCCGATTTAATATTTTCGGGTGATATCTTAAAATAATATTTTTGTTCTTCCATTATGGGTTAATATATTCGTACCAAGTTATTGGGTTTGTGGTATCACCAACTCTATTATTTGTTATTGTTGAGAATACCTCGTATGTGTTTGTGTTATAATCTAAATTTAATTTATAGTAAAAGTAATTTTCCCCTTGAAATGTGAATTTATTGGGTGTTATTAGTGGTTGTGGTGTGTTTGTCATCACTGAATAAACACCAGTTCTACCATTAAAAAATTTTGCAGACATATAAAATTCAGATATATCAATGAAATCTCGTTTTCTTAACCAATAAATAAAAAACCCTTCCTTGTCACCAATAAAATCTAAATTAAATTTTGGTTTTCTAATATCAACTTGCGGTAGCAATGGTGATAATATTACACTCTCAAATTGACCTTGTTGTACCGGTAATATAATTGTAAAATATAATGTTTGTGTTTTATCTTGTGGTGTATCATAAAAATCCAATTTAAAAAATGATTTTGTGAATGGTTTGACAAAATAATAAATGTCAGATGGTGTAAAACCTTCGTTTAAATATGTTACACCCCAATTTAATGGTGTTACAGTTGTCGCACTTATTGGTAAAGTATTGTCATAAAACTGAAACTCATAATTAATTTCAGTTGTTTGGTTTTGGAATTCATTGTGTGAAAACCGAATTGTTTCAAAATCATTGGCCAAACCAATAATTTCTTTAACCATTTTTTCTTGGTACTCAGCGATACTATCGTCACGTCCAGTAAAATCCCATTTCATCTCAACAGGGACATTTACGAACTGATCGTTATCTGGTAACACTATTTTAAATTTATTCACACTCATCTGTTGTTGGTATTTCAATTTCACTTATGTTTTGTAGTCCAATACCCTCTGGGTATAACCTAAAAATATAATTATCATATGGATAATGTTTACCGTTTAAAAACGGATAATCAACACCAATATCTGCAGTATCAATATACCCATATGGATACATATCCCGCCATCTAAAACTATTTGATAAATTTGAATAAAATGCGTAATTAGGAATCCCAATAACACCACTCGCTGGTGCTTCCTCAATATAATCCGAGAATGCCCTAATTTTTAATGGTGAATGTGGTTTATAATAGTAACCTAATGGATTTGTTGATAACATTAATGAAGGAACATTAAAATGACTAACGTTAAATGTTATTTTATGATTCGTTTCAGATATAACACGTTCAGTTTGATCATAATCATTCCATTCACAATACGCCCCATCAATAATATCACCAATCGTTAATAATTCATTATAATAAAATGGACCTATTGGTGGTTGTGTATTTGAATTATACGATGATTGCAAAACACCAGTTGATGAGAGGGGGTTTGTTTGATCCCACCAAGGATTTGTTAACCCATTAATTAATGGTACGTTAAAATCAAAACCTTGTTTTAAGTCTTTTGTCCAACCAAAATAACCTCTCCAAATTGTTGTAAAATATAGTTCACTAATTGGTCTTTTTTGGTTATCCAATAATGGATTAATATCTATATCACAATTAAATGATAATGTATAACTTTGATTACCATCTTTAATTGAAGTTCTTTCAGTGTTATTGGGTGTTAAGACCGCCTTTTCTAATTTTGTTTTAGTACTAAAATTATTTAATTCAAAACCAGCCTTGGTTAATACCGCACATTCTGAGTTTGTTAATACTTTATGTAATCTAACGTAATATTTAGAAGTTGTTTCACCAGTATTTGTGTCATTAATTATTCGTTTGAAATTACCAACGTTACCTGTTTGAAACGTTGTACCAGTATATCCAATGTTATCAATATTAAAAATATAAACATCACTACCATAACCAACGTCACCCAAACTACTTACTTGAAAGATATCAACACCATTATAATTAAAAGGTAACTTAACAAATTCACCAACATTTAATCCGTGTTTCATCGGTGTTTGAAACGATATTTCATTTCCGTTTAAATCAGTACCAAATTTAATATAAAATGGAATACCCTCATTTGCTAACCAATACCACGACGCTTGTGTTTGGGGATCAATAGCATATAATTGTTTATCATAATCACTCTCAAACGCATATGTTATGTAATGTGACCAATTATAGGTTGTTGCACTTTTGTTTATAAAGTTAATGTGGTTGTTTGGTGGTTGTGTATAACCTAAAACATTATTATCATTTCTAAATAAATCAAATTCAAAGTATTGTGGATAACCATCCCAACCAACATTGGGGTTTGTTATTTGTGATATTTTATTGTTAATACTATTTGTATAAAATAAATTATCTTTATATGGTTTGTATGTTGTTGTTCCAGTTAATTCGTTTTGGAATATAAAACTATACTTACAAGTTGGTCTAAAAACCGTTGACGATTGACGTTCTTGATCAAAAACTATTTGTAGATTTAAATCAACATTTCTATCATACTCAACCGATTCTTTATGTGTCTGTTCTAATGGGACATTTAAAGAAATACTTTGGTTCTGTGATGATTTAAATCTTTCACTACCTAAAACAATTGTTGTTGTGTTGTCTATACCCATTATTCCTCAGTTGTTATGTATCTTGTAATAAATCGGTTTAGTGCGGTTTTCCCATTTTTTAAACCAAAATAAAAATGGTTTGGTCCACCAACTAAAAATGGTGTTGCTGTCCCACCAATTGGGTTTGGTGTCATTTGTGAATTAAAATCGTATGATGTTGCAAAGTTTGTTATAAAACCAAAATTAATATCAGGTGCTGAAGATGTTGGTGTTGTAAAGTAATCCCCCGAATTACTATCCAAATCTTGATACTTCTTGTGGAAGAATGGTCCATTTGTTTCCCAATTGTTTAACTCATTACCAAAAATACTAGATACCGAATTTAATTTCCACTTATAGTTTGGAACGTCTTGTGTTGTTGGGTAACCATAGTTATATGTCAATAATGGTGAAATACTATATATTGTAATTCCAGGACTCAAACCCTTTCTATTTTTATATTTCTCTTCATTCATATCATAAAAAACACCAAAAACAGGGTTTCCTGGACCGTCTTCACCTAAGTAAATTTGTGAGTCTGGATAATTACCAGAAATAAATGGGTTAATTTCATATTCAGAGTTTATTGAGAATGATTGTGCGAAATCACCATCAATTCTATCCCCGTCACGCGAGAAAAATTGGTTTACTGACGCATCGCCAACACCAAATAATTGTTGTAACCAAGTTGAGTTTAATAACCTAGATATAACACCTATTTGTAATAAATCAGAATTATCATTATATGATGTACTTCGTAATGTATCAACTAAATACTCACCGGACAAATTAGGGTTTGCACATATTTCAGATACAAATTCGTCACGTTTACCTAAATCCATAATTGTTGTTGGGAATAGTATTTGTCTAGTATTTTGTGATGGATCTGGTGTAACAGGTAATAAACCAGGTACTGCTGATGTTGGTGGTGGTGGTATTGCACCGATAAAATCACTACCATCCCAAGGTGAACTTCGGTAATAAAAATTATTACTAATATCATCAAAAACAACGATATCGTCACAATATTGGTAGTTAGTAACTTGACCAAAAATATTAAAATTTGTTCCCTTATTAAATGATGGCATATATAACACACCATTAATCCAATTATTTTGGAACATATGACTAAAAACACCTCTACAAGCAGCAAAATTAATTCTAAATCTTGTTGACCATTCTAAGAATAATTTTATATCATCATCTAGGTTTGCAACATATGGTTTATTTAATAAATAATAACAACCACCTTCAACTTTATCATTGTTGATGCAATTTGTATCAACACCAAAACTTATACCACTACCAGTATAACATTGTAACTCAACAAGACCACTACAACTTAATGAATTAACAATTGAAGTTCCGACACTTCCCGTATAATCCAAGTCTTGCATATTACCTGTTTGATCGGGTGAGACTGAGATAATGTTTGTTCCCACATCTAAAATTCCAGTGTCTGGTATTTTAAAAATTGTGAAACCATTGTTTTGATGTAATGCAAAACTAGTATTTATATTTCCAGATGGTGAACACGTTGTACACGTTCCCTCTGTTGATGTTGAGGTCGGTAAACGATCACTTCGCATAATAATACCTAATGGGTTGTTAAAATTAACACCAGTTAGTGATGTATAGGTGTGGTATCCAGGTGAATAAACCCACCATTTTGGTTGTGTGTTATATGATCCCGGACCAGCTAAAAAATCACTTCTCAATGTATTTGATAATAAAAATGAACCACCACCAACATAATATTGTTGTGGTTGTGATATCAATGGTCCACCCGCTAAGTTTGATGATGAATCTTCGTACTGATCGTTAAGTAATCCACTTGGGTTTGAGTATGAGTTTTGAAACGGTAACATCAAGTTAGTGTTTGCCGTTAACCTACTTTGTAAGTTAATTATACTATTTGTTAGTGGTAATGTTGTTGTTGGTGCTGGTGTGTATGACGACAATCCTGAATTATTACTATCTGTTGATAAATAATAATACGGTAATCGTGAGTTGCTATTTTGATATTGGGCAAACAATGTTGTATCTGGTGCAAAGGTAAAGGAAGGGTAATAATTACTTCGGTCAACACCTGATGTTATTGGTGTATTATCTGTCGTATTATGTTCCACAGGTTTTAACCCATTTGAATATCCTCTTATCGGGTAATTCAATTTAAAATTACCATTTACTTGTATGTCGTTGTGGTTTTTACCAAATAACTTACCGATACCATACGTTATGTCTTGTCTATTTGTATATGGGTCAACACCTCTGACTAAGATTGTTATATTTGTTTGGTTCCAAAGATTACATTGTGTCCCTAATGCCAACCAACTCTGACTACGATTATTACCACCAACCGCAACCCATTTGTTATATGTGTATCTAATTCTATGATATAAATATTCACTTGGGAATTGACCTTGTTGTGTAAAATCTGGTGATAAATTTAAATATTGTTGTACGGTTAACCCTGTTATAACTTGGAAGTACTCCGTGTCCGCAACAAAATTATAATTTGTTTTTGTATTACCAGTTTGGATTATCGGTATTGTAACAGGTATACTAGTGTTTGGGTCGTTCGGATTAGCGTAAAAAATTGTCTTTGAGATTGTTAAACCTGTTTGTGTTACACCAGTTATTGATGATGTTCCAAATTCATTTGTTATTGAATCTCCATTGGTATCTGTTAAACCAGTTAATCTTATTAAATCTGATGATAGATTTGGATCTTGGAATGTTACTATATCCCCACTTTGGAACGCGGAATTCATACCAGGGTCACCAATTAACACAACAACTTGATCCATAAATTCATTGGATCCATTTACACTTGTTGTTATTTGGTTGATACCATTAAAGTATTTATCCCTAAGATTAAAAGAATTTAACTTTTGTGCCCAAGGTTCTGTAACTGGATAACCAAATTCACTACTACCCGAACCACAATCACTACTTTTAGTAATAAACGATCTAGAACCTCGTCTCCAAGACACATCAGGATCGTCAACACCCGCGAACATTTGGTAATAATGACTTGTCGCATCTTGTATTGCAACAACTTGTGAATTGTCGTCAAGGTCGTCACAATTATTATAAAACTTATCAATATTAGGATTTTTATTTGTTAAGTCGTTTCTACCACAACTATAACTAGTTGATGAACTAACGTCCGCTAATTGTGACGTATTACCCTCACCACCAGGACTAAAACTTTCAACCTCATCAAAGTCCGCCGATCTATCTTCACAAGGACAAGCATCACAGTCAGGATATGAAATCATTGGTAATGCAATACGTGAAAACCCTTTTTTTGATATTATTTTAGGTGCAATTTTCGCGAAAAAAAACACTAATAATCCACTATATATAATAATCGCAAGTGAATTTCCTAATAATTGACCTAAAGCAAATGGTACTGCTCCAGCAACATTACTAACCGCTTGAACTATTAAGTATATTAATAGTAATGGTATTAAAACTAATATTAACCACTTAAATACTGGCCATATTAATGCGATAAAATGACCTAAAGATAATAATATTATTAGTGGGTATTTTAAAATAAAAAGTAAAATACTAACAACAAACTCAATAAAATCAAAATTTCTCTGTAAATCATTAACAGGGAATTTATTGTTCTCACTCTGACAGGCTCTATCTGTTATTTCTTTTATACCTAAATGTCGTGATCTACCTTTACCATTTTTATATCGGTCAATAAATGAACTAATAGTATATACCTTATTGTAATTAAATTCATAAAATGTGTCTTCGCAATTTATTGCCGCTTGTTTGTCAACATAATCATCCCAATCTAAACTAAAAGCATATGATCTTAATACATCGTAATAATCTTGTTGTAAAACAGTATAATTGAACGTTTGTTGTTGTGTATCGTCAATAGGATTTGATACTATCTGTATAGTGTCACCAATTGATACTGGTATTAAAGTTGTGTCACCATAATACGGGTTTCCATTTATTACTATACTATAATTTTGCGAATTTATCGTATCTTCCAATAGAAGACCACCATTTTGTGTAATAACTGTTGTTCCTGTTAACGATCCTATTGGTATTTGGACTTGTAATGGTGTTGTGTTTGCGGGGTTAAATGGGTCTAAGTTGGGGTTAGTCCATCCGTGTTCTTTAACATTTGGTACTAAAAAGTTACCACGTAAAAAATCATTTTGTAACCCTTGTTCATTTTGCCATTTAATTTTAAATCTATATTTTCCCTTTGTTGGTATTCCTTTTTTTGGGTCACTTGAAATGACTTGTTGTCCAAATTCATTAGTTATAACATAATCTAAATTCATTGGAACACTAATCAACCAAGTTCCATTATCATCAATTACTTTACCATCCTCGTCTAGTTTATATTGTTCAAGTATTGGTTCATTATTTTGGTCTGGGAATATAGTTTGTCTTATTGTTAAAATTTGTCCTGGACCGGTGACTAAGTCACACATATTCCCAGTGTTGTTTTTTGGTTTACAATTACGTTTAACAGAATCCTCATCAGATGTTGATACTAACGATCCCATAAAAATCGCGGTTGGTTCAATTTTTATATTCGCTTCGGCGGTTAAGTCAAAATCAAGACGATTTATACCAAATTGACAAATGTCAGCATCACCCCAAAATGGTGCGATTTCAGTAATCTTATTTAAAGTTTTAATTTGTGGTAACTCATTTAAATTTGTTGAGGTTTTAAAAGTGTTTCCATTAACTTGTGATGGGTTGGCAACGCCAGAGTCAATTAAATCTTGTGGTGTTAATGAAAAACAACCTATGTCAGATAAATCAACATCCATAACAATTGTTTGAGTTCCCGTTGGAACACCAAATATCATATAGTCACCACTTTCATTTGTTTTAACCGTAAATTTATAATATTTGTCATACACCTCAATGTACGATTGGTCTAACAGAACTTCATCCCTTGTTGGAAACGTCCCTGTTGCTGCATGTGTTGTATAAGAGGGGTCTTTTGGTAATAAATTATATCTATAACCATCTTCATTTAAATCAGTTAAATTTTTATATGGGTATAATTCAGAAATCAATGGGTTTAACTCATCCTCATCTGATAACGGTATAAAAACCGATACTTTTGCGTTTGGTACTCCAAACCCACCATTAACCAAAACACGACCAACAATAACACCATAATCCGAACAAACTCTAGTGTATATATCAGATTCGTTTATTTTAAGTGATAATATTTCTAATTGTTCAAAATCTTGTTCTAATTTGACATTTACGTACTTGTCTTGACCAATCTCGGTTCTTATTCTATATGACTTGGGCATTAATTCCTTCTTTTTTGATAAATAGTTTATTTCCTATTTTCAAAGAATAATCTTATTTGTGAAAAAGTAAAAGTTTGTGTTTTTTCCACAAAAAAGACATTTTTGTGGAAATATTACAATAGACGGTGACACCCCTTAAATTGTAGACCTCATCCAACCTTTTTCTCTAGAACGAATAAGGCCCTTTTGGTGTGACTCCCCTTAAATTGTAGGCCTCATCCAACCATCTCTTTGTAAGTTCCTGTGTTTCAGAGTAGTTAAGACCAAATTTGTCTTCCAAAAATGACCAGATTTCATCATGATGGATATAAACAACCTCATTTTCTCTATCGTAAATCATAAAATTATGTCCTTTTTTATAACGATATAACATATAATCACCATATTCCTCACTCTGAACAGATTCTAGATCATTAAATAAATTTAAGAAATCCATCGGTTCTTTGATGTCAAAGATCTCAAACGTTTTATCCAAGGATCCAACAATCTTTGTTACAGACTCAAAACCAACCTTTTTGATTAAGTCCTTTAATTTTTCTTTTAAAGATATATTTTCTTTAATTAATTTATATTGATTTTCGGTTATTAGTATTTTCATATCAATAAATATTATGAAAAATTCACAGTTTTTAAGTTTATCACCCTAACGTTAATGTCTTTATTCGGAAACCTAACTTGATAAGTTTGTGTTGGTTCAGCAAATATCGTATCATTTATTAATTCAATTTGTTTTGTTAATAAATCCGAATATCTTTGTGATGTCTGATATGACGAATATTGTCCCCCAACCTTATTAAAAAACCTTAAATCCGAAATACTTACAATTCCATTTTCGTTCTGGATTATTCTTCTTAATTCAGATACGTTAACGTTTTGTCCTAATTGTCTATTTGTTGGACTAAAGAATGTTGTTACAATATTAATTAATTTTGATATGATAGCACCTTGGTTTTGTGTTGCATCTAATACAACATCAACATCAACAGATAAATCAATTGGGTTTGCACTCTCAATTGAGATATAATCATTTATCATTCTATAGTTTGATAAATAATTTGATAAATTACTTTTTAGTGTGTTTGATATAGTGTCGGTTAAATTACCATTACTATCATAAGACAACATTTTAACTTTTATCTTATTGTTTTCTTCAGTTATCGCAACTTTTGCTGGAGCACCAAATTGTGACGGCATTGTTTTTATTATTGATTCATAGTCATTAATTGTTACCGCTCTATTTTGTGCCGCAAAATTAAACGAAACCATCTGTCTCACATCTTCAGTTGTTGGTGCGTTCGCCCCACCTATCGCAGCGGTCACGTTATTACATCTTAATGTATTAATAACACTTTTATTAATCGTTTCTGATGGTCCATTGACAAAAAATGAAACGGTACCAATCTGTGTGATTACATTTGATCCAAGGTTTGTTGATTGTCCACCACCTATTCTGTATTGTATAAACAAAGTAGAGTTTGACTTCAGTGCCGCACCTAATGCTAAGTTGTTTGAGTATTTGTTTAAATCAAACGAGTTTCCTGTTCTTGCAAATTCCCGTAATTGTTCTTCGGCCGAAACATTACCACCACCAAACGTCATTTTTAGATAACCCTCTGGTGTGTATTCACTAATAAATTTAGTATTTGTTGTAATATATTTACCTACTTTAACACCAGGTTGATCTGAAACCTTTGTTGGGTCTTCAATGAATACTCGGTCTTCAGCCAACGCTTTAACCTCATACCATCTATTGTCCAATCCAAGAAATTCTTGAGGTTCAGGTATTGTAGTGTATTGTGTACCATCTTTTAATAAAACACTTGTAATTCCCAAAACATTTTTTTCTGGTAAGAATAATTCAAAATAAGGTTTTACGTCGTTTGGTGTGATAACTCTCTTAAACACCTTTGTTGTTCCATTAACAACAACTTCTCTTTTTGTTATTGTATAATTTAAAATCTTACCATTTGAATCAAAGTTTGGTACTTTAAGTCTATTTGGTGATCCTTCAGCATTTA